CCGCTCTCTAAGGTGTAGGCTGGGGCGGAACAGCCGAGTAATAAATACGCGGCATGCCACTCCAAAAATAAACCTGAAAATCTTCACCAGCAGCTACATGCATATCAATTTGCTGCTCCCTAGAAGTGTTCCCTTCATAAGAAACACGGTAAAGATTTTGAAATGTTCCAGCTTGAGACTGGAGCGCATTTGCATTAGTCTGACGAGCTAACTTGCCTGGAACAAATCTGAACTGAGTTTGATAAGGAACCTCAAACTCAACGTTTGGGTTAATGAGATCAGATGCAAACACCGTCCCCCGAGCGCCTGTTGGCACACGGTCTGAAAACCCAGGAATAATAGATTGCGACACCAACCAAGGTGGCGACAAAGCCATAGCACTATTGAAAGTGATATACGCAGGATTAGACTGAGCAAGAGGATCCAACCTCTCAACATAAACGCGAAATCCGTTGTTGTCACAACAACTCCCATACTCGGTATCTCCAGCCGTAGCTTTATTAATCAGATATTTATATCTAATTGAACCACGATAACCTGCGAAGCAGGTGGTAACCCAATGCAACAATACAGTATTGGCGAAGTTGTACCCTACGGGTCCAGCATCAACATAATCTGATGGACTGCCCTGGCGGAAAAAAGGATACATCAATCTCTGTCTAACAATTTTTCGAAATCCAGTAGTCCCTAAGGAATTGTTGACCTCGCGCCGCCACAAGTTGTATCTCTTCAACAACGGACGAAAAGATACAATAGATTCACCGGCAAAAACCATATTCAACTCCGATGAATATTGCAAATCTGCTCCCATATGGTCAGATTCAGCTTGTTGAGGAGCGGAGGGTTCCGAAGTGTTTTGTGATTCCGGTACCATTTCCGTACCTGATTGCGGTTGAAAGAAGGTAAATTTCTGAAAATTGTCCTCAGGAACAAAAACTTCAAAATCATCCCCGGCTGAAACAAACACATTGATTGAAATATCATTGTCGATTGTGCTGTTGGGCACGGTCAACTCGTTCAAAACACGCACGGAAATCACTCCATTGCAAAGTCCATTCAATGTGCCATTATAGTCAGTGGTGGAATAACCTTCCGTAGCCGAATCCACTCCAGGATCCAAATGTCTCAGCAAAGAAAAAGGCTGAGAATTGGTCACCTCAATCGTAAAATCTTGGGTCTCGGCAATATCAATAATCTCCATATAGTTAATATTGTACTCACCAATAGTGGATCCATCCACATACCCAGGATCAAATCTTATCTCCAAGCGGCCCTTGTGAAAAGTAGAACAAACCACCTGAAAACGGAATTTCATAGATCCGTTCCAATATCTAAAAGGTAATGCTGCGATAGCGCACGGAGGTAAAACAATGGCACCATTGACATCTT